TAGCTATTTCAACAAAGTTGGTGATAAGAGCAAGAAAGAAATTGAGAAGAGAAAGGCAAAAGGCGGACCTCAGCGAGCGATGAAAACAATGTATCCTGACCATAAGGTAAGCGAAGCTGCTGAGTATCATGTTACTAAACCAGGTGGATCTTTACGTAAACCTGATAGTGTACATAAGTCAAAGTCAGATGCAATGAAGCACGCATTCAAGCTCTCTGGTAATAAGCATCGCGGTGCCCATGGAGCTCAAGTGTTCCGTGTACATAAAGGTACAGTATCACACGGTTTTGATACAGAAGGTCGTTCACGACACCTCGGTCTCGACCACGGTAAAATGACCGGTAAGAAACCAATCCGTGAAGGAAAATATGCTGTCGATATTGAAGGGATGCCGCGTTTCTATATGAATTCAGATTCACCGGGTCGTGTGAAGATTGCATTACGACAAATGCTAAAGAAAGCAAATGCTATCAAGAGTGTAACTCGTACTTTTGATCCACAAATTAAAGCAGATCTGCGACAGCGTCTGAAAGATGCATCAACAGATATGCATACTAATTACGTATCAGAAAAACTCAAAGCATCAGATGATATGGGTAAATGGGTAGATGATTTTAAAGATTCTGATGCACCACAATTTAAGGGGAAATCTATGAAGAAGAGACGTCAAATGGCGATTGCTGCTAAGCTTTCAGCTATGCGTGAAGGCACTGAGGCTTATGGCAAGTCAGTAAATAAAATAGCTGATGATAAGAAGAAAGCTGCTATCTCTTCTTCTGATAAGAACAAGCTTGGTAAGATTGCTGACATGATGAAGAAAGAACGCGAATCTAAAGTATCAGAAGCAATGTCGCCCGAATCTCGGAAAGCACACGGTCGAATGTTTAAGGCCGCTGCGAAGAAGAAATATGATGCTGATACAAAAGCTGCAGCACAAGCCGAACGTGAAAAGCGGTTAAAGGCAAAAGGTTGGGTCAAGAATGATCGTGGCGGTATGTCAAAGGTAAGCGAAGAAGAAACACAAGTCGATGAAGGTGCATACAAAGGTAAAGATGCATTTGGTCGTGGTGTGACTGCTGCATTACGTGGTGGCAAAGCTGGTGCTTATATGTCAAAGAAAGCCAAAGAGCGTTCTGATATGAATAAGAAGAACGATCCAGGTTCTGCGAAGAAAGGATATGCTCTCAGTGTAACTGACAAAGATAAGGCAATGAAGAAAGCGCGAAAGAAAGGTCTGAACCCTAAGCATCCTTCTACTAATTATAAGCGGAAGTTGCCTGAAGAAAAACAAAAGAAAGATCATCAGACAATCAGCTATGTTACACATGGTGGCCAAAAAGGCAAAGTACAAGTACACAAAGACAATGCCTTTAAAGCGCTGAATCATTATCGTAAGAATAATAAGAGTGCACAATTTGAAGAGACTGATTCATGGAAAAAAGATTCTGGTTGGAAAAAAGCTCCGGCCGAACGCAAAGATGAATATGGCAATACTATTAAGAAGCAAAACATTGCCAAACATCTTGCACGTAAAGCAATGAAACAAACGGAGAAAAAATCATGAAGAAATTTAAGGATTTTGTAGCGGAGAAGAAAGAACTTTCTCCTGCACAGAAAAAACATCTTGACGTTGATGACGATAATGACATCGATGCAGAAGACTTCAAGAAGTTGAGAGCTAAGAAAGAGAAAGCTGTCAAGGATGACGACTAATAAATAACTGTTTAACACTAAGACGGAGAATAAGAAATGTCTTTATTCGGTAAAAGAGACCAGAAATCAGATGCGCCTAAGTTTACTGCGAAAGCTGAAACTGGTGAATCAGGTCAAGATCTGTTCGGTACTGAGGTATTCGGTGTCAGTGATGCTGAATCACAAGCTGCTCGAGGTGATGGTAAAGGTAGTGTACCTCCCGGTTGGGTAAAGGTCACGACTGGAACTGGTGGCCGTTCAGGCCGAGTCACTCACGAGACTTTGGCTTGCGCTGGTATTACGGGCGATGCAACTGATTTTGCTAATACATCTACTTTGGATGTCGCTAATACTACTGGTACAGCTGACGACGCCACTATGCCTGATAGTTAATCAATAAAAGATTATTATGACACCATTGAATGAGTCTAGTTTTTTACTTTATGCTGCTGCGAGTTACACAAATACAGTATATGATATCGAAGAATTTTATGATGATTTGAAGAGATTCAAATATCTAAAGCGACTATTTTCTCGATATGTAGAAAAAAATGAACTAAAAGAAAGATTGATTTTAAATCACATTATTACACTATATAATGTATTTCATCATGAGGCTGCTACGCGCATGCTATTTTATAAGATTGATGAAGAGCATTGGGGTATTTTAAAAACTTTCTTGTTATTTCTACAATATATGCCTAATACGGTAATGAATATAGAATATGAAGGGTGTCATATAAAGTCAGATATGATTAAAGTAGATTTAAAAATAGCAGAAATCTTAAGGAGTTTATAGTGGCAAAAGGTGCTATCGATTTAGCAGCCATTTATATGTTTTTAAAGAGACTTGTAACTCCTTTTGAGCAATGGGATGCATACAAAACTGGACTAATTGACAAAAACGGTAAAGTTATTGTTGTGAAGGCAGACAGAACGCCTGAGCAAGAAAAATCGTTTGGTTATTTTGATAGATTAGTAGCTAACCTGAAAAAACTGCTAGGTAAAATTCCTGGAGGCAAGACGCGTATAGCGTCATTTGCCGCAGCTTTATTATTGCTTAAAGAAAAAAATTTAGATCCTGATGATATTGAATATTTAGAAGAATGTTTGAATTACTATATGAAAGAGGCTACATTATTAGTAGAGGACGGAGCAGTTGTTCCTACTAATAATACAACCATGGGTCCTGGAATGGGCGATGATGCTCAAGCATTTCCAAAGAAAAAGAAAAAAAGGAAAACACAATTCATCACGCGTAACTACATTGAAATCAATGGTAAACGCAAACGTATTTTTAAGGGCTAATAATGGCTGAGACACATACAAAACGTTTAGATCGCATCGAAGAAAAAATCGATAAGTTAGGTGATGCGATGATCTCTTTAGCGCGGGCTGAAGAGAAATTGATTGCTATTGAACAAAACAATCATTCGAATTTTGAAAGATTAAATCGTTTCTCAGCTAAGTTAGATGATATAGAGAAAAAAGTAGATGATAATGCCTATACTATTAGAATTATTAATAGATTATTTTGGATAGGTGTAACAGCAGTCGTAGCACTTGTATCCTCTCAACACTTGCCTTGGGGATAGCATGTACAAAACCTGAAAAATGGTTATAATAGCTCTATAGCTATTTCAGGTTTATATTATGTGGTTAGAACAAAAGTATATTGGTCTCATCTCCAACCGATTAGACCGATTTAAGAGGGTAAAAGCTCAACATTATAATTTTAGGTGCCCCGTTTGTGGAGACTCCCGAAAAAATAAGTACAAAGCACGTGGTTGGATATTTCCAAAAGACGATGGCGGATTTTTGTACCATTGTCATAATTGCAGTATTACTTTGGGTATCGATAAGCTCCTTGAGTTAGTCGATCCAATAGTATATCAGGAATTCATCCGCGAAAAAATATCCGATAATCTGTCTCCGGTAGTAGATCGAAAGCAGTCAGAGGCCGAAGTACTGGCTATTAAGATGAAACCTCCCAAGTTCGTTAAGTCTAGCGAGCTAAAAAATCTCAAAAAAATCTCACAATTGCCTCACGATCATCCCGCAAAGGCATATATAAACAAGAGACAAATTCCTACACCGTATCATGCTAAGCTGTTCTATGCTCCGCGGTTTAAGCAATTCGTTAACAGCGTGATACCAGGAAAGTTTGATACGTTAGATAACGATGAACCACGTCTCATTATACCGTTTCTCGATGAGGATAAAAACCTCTTCGGATTTCAAGGACGATCATTTCGTAAAGATGGCATACGGTATATAACAATAATGATCGACACAAAGAAGTCTAAAGTCTTTGGCTTAGATACATGTGATCGCTCACAAACTCACTACATTCTCGAAGGTCCAATTGATTCGATGTTTGTAGATAACTCAATCGCAATGGCTGGTGGATCTATTGATTGGGATTTAGTGAATGAAAACAGCGTTTTTGTTTACGATAACGAACCACGATCAATTGAAACATGTGCTAAAATTGAGAAGACAATAGATAAAGGATATAAGGTGGTCATATTCCCAGAGTCAATCAAATCGAAAGATGTGAATGACATGATTTTATCGTCCGAGACTATGTACATCAACGACGTTTTAAGAGATAATATATCCTCTGGACTCGAAGCGAAAATACATTACACTGCGTGGAAAAGAATATGAATCATCTTTTGATATCGACATTTATCAATGAAGACAATGCTCGTAAGGCTGAAGTATTCAAAGATAAGTATCATTATGGAGTACATATGTACGAGAAAGAAACAAAAGCGTGGGGTTATGGTCGCTGGATTCTTGCACGTACCGAATTGTTAGAAAAACACAATGTACACTATGCAGAAGATTTAGCAGAAAATTACGTTCAAAAATGGGGTGCTTTTAAAGAAAATGTTTAGATACAATTGCAAAATTCGCAGGATAGTCGATGGCGACACTGTCGATGTAGATATTGATCTCGGTTTTGGGATCTGGCAACACAACGAAAGAGTTCGTATTCACGGTATTGATACACCAGAATCTCGTACTCGAGATAAAGTTGAAAAACAATTTGGTTTATTGGCTAAGAAATATGTAGAAAGTAAATTGCCAGTAGGAACTAATGCAGTACTTGTTACCGAAAAACCTGGTGATGATGCAAAGGGTAAATTCGGCCGTATTTTGGGTAAATTTGAAGTATATGATCATGAGACAGATAGTGTAATGTTTTTAGGAGACATTATGATCCGCGAAGGTCACGCAGTTCCTTATTTTGGTTTAAGTAAGGAAGACATTAAAGAGGCACATCTCGCTAATCGTCTAAAACTGCATGAACGCGGAGTTATCTAGTGGAAATTTTTGTAACGAAAAGAGACGGCAACAAAGAAGCATTAGACCTCGAAAAGTTTCATCGCGTCGCGTCTTTTGCATGCGACGGTTTAAATGGTGTATCAGTTTCTGATTTAGAAATCAAAACACATATTCAGTTTTATAATAATATTAAAACGATTGATGTGCAAGAAACATTGATCAAAGCCGCCGCAGATCTTATTTCAGAAGAAACACCAAACTATCAATATGTGGCCGGCCGATTAATTAATTACGGGCTTCGCAAAGAAGTTTATGGTAAGTTCGAACCACCTACATTAGTAGAACATATTATTGAACAAATTTCATTTGGTCGTTATGACGGTGTATTGATGAACAAATACAGCCGCGAAGATATCGAATTTCTCGATACAAAAATCGACCATTCCCGGGATTTTGCCTTGACGTATGCTGCAATGGAACAGATGCGCGGCAAATACTTGATGAAGTCTCGCGTTACAAATGAGATTTTCGAAACTCCACAAATGGCAATGATGTGTATTGCTATGACACTTTTTCATGCTTATGAAAAAGACAGACTTGAATGGGTTGTGAAGCTGTATAATGCACTCAGTAATTTTGATATTAGTTTGCCTACACCAATTATGGCGGGAGTACGTACGCCCCAACGTCAATTCTCCTCTTGCGTACTGATAGAGGCAGATGATTCACTGGATTCAATCAATGCAACAGCATCCTCGATCGTTAAATATGTTTCACAAAAAGCCGGTATCGGTGTTGGAGCTGGTCGTATTCGCGCTCTCGGTTCCGCTATCCGCGATGGCGATACTTCTCATACTGGCATCATTCCTTTTCTTAAGTACTTTCAAAGTGCTGTTAAAAGTTGCAGTCAAGGTGGTGTCCGTGGTGGGGCAGCAACCGTATACTATCCGATCTGGCACTACGAAGTAGAAGATCTCTTAGTATTGAAAAACAATAAAGGTACAGAAGAAAATCGTGTAAGACACATGGATTATGGTGTACAATTTAATCAAGTCATGTATGAGCGGCTTGTAAAAGGTGAGAATATTACATTGTTTTCTCCGCATGAATGTCCCGATCTGTATGAAGCATTTTTTGTTGATGTAGATAAGTTTCGTGGGCTGTACGAGAAATATGAACGCAAGACATCTATTATGAAGAGATCTGTGCCTGCGCGAGATCTTTTCGCCGCGTTTATGCAAGAGCGAAAGGACACCGGTCGTATCTATTTGATGAATGTTGATAACGCAAATGATCATGGAGCATTTAAGAAAGAGCTAGCTCCAATTCGTCAGTCGAATCTCTGTTGCGAAATTAATCTTCCCACTACACCACTCAATGATCTGCACGACGAGAATGGCGAGATCAGTCTATGTACTCTGGCAGCTATCAATTGGGGCAATGTCAAGAAACCAGCAGATTTTGCATTGCCATGCGAACTGGCCGTACGAGCACTCGATGCACTACTCGATTATCAAAATTACCCAGTCAAAGCAGCAGAAGTTGGATCTATGAATCGTCGGCCATTAGGAATTGGCATCGTTAATTTTGCACATTGGTTGGCTAAAAACGATACAAATTATCAAGAACCAAACCTCGAACTTGTACACGAATATGCAGAAGCATGGTCATATTATTTGATTCAAGCTTCTGCTGTACTCGCTGCAGAAAAAGGTGCATGTTTGAAGTCAAACGAAACCAAGTATCATGATGGTACATTGCCTATCGACACTTATAAGAACACTGTCGATGAGTTGGCAAAGCCTAATTATAAGATGAATTGGGACGAGTTGCGCGATCTATTACAAAAAGTAGGCATACGCAATTCGACACTGATGGCATTGATGCCAGCTGAGACGTCTGCGCAGATTAGTAATAGTACGAATGGTGTTGAACCACCTCGCTCACTTATCTCTGTAAAGCAATCTAAAGATGGTGTGTTGAAGCAAGTTGTGCCGCAGATTGGTCGATTGAAAAATAAGTATGATTTACTTTGGGATCAAAAATCTCCTGAAGGTTATCTTAAGATTATGGCTGTTTTGCAGAAGTTTATTGATCAAGGCATTTCCGTAAACACAAGTTATAATCCTTTGCATTACGATGAAGAGAAGATTCCGCTGTCATTGATGATGCAGCATATGTTAATGTTCTACAAATATGGAGGCAAACAACTCTATTACAATAATACTTATGATGGAGCCGGCGAAATTACCGATGAGCGCGATCCGCCTGTCGAAGAACAAGCTCCAGTCTGTGATCTGAGTAGTCCGGAAGATTGTGACGCATGTAAAATCTAATGGCATTTTTAGTACATAATCTACCACCAATCCCAGTCATGGTTCGTAAAGAGTATCTCTATGATCTCGAATATGGCCATGGCGAGTTTACACCTGGTGTTTGGACATCAGTCAAATCTGTAACTGGTAAAGCACTTTACTTCGAAACACTGCTTACAGATTATGGCGCATTGTTCGATAAGCTACCTCTTTCTGCATTTGTATGGAAGACAGATCTTGATTACGATCTGCCACTTGATATATTACAACTGTGGGATTGCTTCGACTATCATATAACTGTTATCCAGAAACCACTTCTGTCAAGTTGTAAGTTTTTCGGCAAAGATAAACAGTTTCATGAAGGTGAATATTTGTTTACAATAGATAATTGCCATGCAGATAAAAACGTTCTAAACGAGAATTTTAGTGAGTTTGATCCTGAGCATAAATCATTTAACATCATTCAATTGCAGAACGGTCAGTTCGCCGCTCAGCCCAATAATCGAATCATTTGGCGAGACTCTAGTTTGACGATAGACGAGCCACTGACACCAGACTTTAAAGTATGTACACAAAACTATCATGTAGAAACAGAACCAAAGTGGAGTGTAGGTCATACAGATGAGTGGAGCTACAAGACAAAAGAAGAAGCTGAACTAGATATAGTGAAAGATGACTATGTACAGTTCGAAAAGAAATACAAAGAAGATTTAGAAGATTATATAAGAGTAAGAGAAGATAATGAGCGATATAGACATAGAAAGAAAGTCGCTAAGCGAAGAAGAGATCAGCAATCTAACAGCGACTGAGCTGCATGATATTGCTGAAGCACACGATCAAGTATTTGAATCAGTAACACCCAAAAATACCATTGACTGGTATATTAAATGGGCATCAAGCATAATTATATTAGGAGCCATTTCAGTACGGGCATCAGGTGTACCTGAATTGATTTGGATTGACATGTTATTGTCATGGATTGGCGCATGTGGATGGTTTGTTGTATCCTACATGTGGAGAGACCGAGCATTGATTCTATTGAATGGTGTAATCGGTATCGTCCTATTTTCAGGCCTTATTAACTACTTTTTTGGATAACTTAAATGTCAGTTTTTCATACAGAAAAAATAGATTTTACAACACAACCAGCGTTCTTTGGTCCTCGTGTAAACATTGCACGATATGACAAGCAACGTTATCGTATCTTCGAGACATTGACAGACAAGCAGCTCGGTTTCTTTTGGCGACCCGAAGAGGTCGATGTTACTCGCGATAGCAAAGACTTTAAAAATTTGACTGACCACGAGCAACATATCTTTACGAGCAATCTGAAGCGTCAGATCTTGCTCGACTCCGTACAAGGGCGCGGTCCCGTTGAGACGTTCATGCCTTTGTGTTCGTTACCTGAACTTGAGAACTGGCTCGTAACATGGGCCTTCAGCGAGACCATCCATTCCAGATCTTATACACATATCATTCGTAATGTATATTCCGATCCATCGAAGGTGTTTGACGAGATGCTAGACATCAAAGAGATCGTTGATTGCGCGCAGTCTATCTCGAAATACTATGATAATCTCGCAGATAATCCAAACGAGAAAAATCTGTGGCTCGCATTGAATGCTGTCAATGCCCTTGAAGGTATTCGTTTCTACGTGTCATTCGCCTGTAGTTGGGCATTTGCTGAACTCAAAAAGATGGAAGGTAATGCAAAGATCATCAAGTTCATCGCGCGTGATGAGAACGTACACATGGCATCAACACAACAACTTATTAAGTTACTGCCGAAAGAAGATCCAGTCTATGCCCAAATTGCTATAGATACACAGGACGAAGTAAAACAAATCTTCCGTGATGTACTTGATCAAGAAAAAGCATGGGCCGAATATCTATTTAAAGAGGGTTCGATGATCGGTCTGAATGCAGAGCTCTTGGGTGAGTATGTGGAGTGGTTAGGAAATAAGCGTATGTATGCAATTGGCCTCTCTAATGAACGAGGTGGATCTGATCCTCTGCCATGGACACAGAAATGGATTAGCGGTGCTGAAGTACAAGTTGCACCACAAGAAACTGAAATTACATCTTACATTGTAGGTGGTATTAAGAAAGATGTTGATGATGACACATTTAAGGACTTTTCGTTTTGAATAATTTTATTTTAAAATCCTTTATGGATTTGCTTGTAACATTACCCCGTGAAAAAATTAATATGGCTTTTCTCGGTAGTCATTCACCTCTCGAAAGTTTTGAAGTTATTTCTAAATACTTTGAAATGTTGGGTATAAAAAGTCCACCGCTTTCGTCAGAACATCTATTTAATTTATTAAATTTAAAATATGATGACTATTATAATTTGCAGGAATTTATGGAATGTGATAAAGAATATGATTTAGTTTTTAATTGTGATTTTTCTCATAAATCTATAGATCAACTCGGAATATTTAATAAGATTCACGAAGTAACGAAAGATAATGGCCTTATTTTAAATTGCGTGCCATGGTGTACTATGATAGAAACTGGATTTTATTCATATAATCCAGAATTTTTTAATTATATAGCTAGAACTTATAATTATGCACCACATGTCAAAGCGTTCGGAACAAAAAGCGCTAAATTTTATTATGATTTTGATGAATCAGAAGACGGGTTTGCAAATGAAAATTATAAAGTTACAACGGGTAATGTATTCTACAGACAGTTTCCGTCAAAAGCGTGGTTAGAAGAATGTTTTATTGCTACAGTTTTTCAAAAACCATCAAAAGAAGTTAAGGAAGAAGAAAATGATACAAACTCTGATACAACTGATGAAGTCGAAATTCAAAGTTGAAACTAGAATTGTAGACACTGAAGATGAATTGAGTTTGATAGTTATTAATATGTTCGGTAACGAAATCATTTATGAACACAAACAAGATATGATGCCATTATTCGAAGCATTTAAAAGCAGGTTGGGGAATGTTCAAGAAAACAATTAACTGTCGATCATGCGAAGTAAAATGTGACGTGATTATACGGCAAACAAATTTTGATGACGAAGAAATGCCGATAGAGTTTTGCCCTATATGTAGTGCATCACTAGAAGATCAGCAATTCGAATATGATGATGATATGGAGTTAGAGTGGTGAGAGATTATATCAGTTCCGCATGGGATCGTAAGTTTTTAGCATTAGCACAACATATCTCTACATGGTCAAAAGACCCATCCAAAAAGATTGGTGCTGTTGCTGTTGGTCCTAACCGTAATATTCTTGCAACAGGATATAATGGATTCCCGAAGGGAATAATGGACACAGAAGAAAGACTTAATGATCGCGAGACAAAGTACGAGCTCGTGGTGCACGCTGAAATGAATTGTATATATAATGCTGTAGAGAATGGAGTTTCACTGAAAGGTGCACATCTCTATGTTTATGGATTACCTGTCTGCCACGAATGTGCAAAAGGCGTAGTACAAGTTGGTATAGGTAGAGTAATCGTCGAAGATTCATTATGCGCCGAACAAAGGTGGTCAGACAGTTTTGCCAAATCAAAAAGAATCTTCCATGAAGGTGGAGTCGTCGTTAACTACTGCAAGTTATGAAAATCCTTGGATACATTTATTAGAAGGTTGGGCGCTTGAGTCAGAGCATGTACAAAACTTCTATGGTATGGTATATTTGTTAATTAATAAAGAAACTAAACGCAAATATATCGGTAAGAAGTTTTTCTGGTCTAAGGTAACACGCAGTGTTAAAGGGAAGAAAAAGAAAGTCTTAGTCGAGTCAGACTGGAAAAAATACTACGGATCAAATAAAGAGCTAAAGGAAGAATTAGCCAATGGTGCAGAGTTCGAACGATACTTAGTACAACTCTGTGAATCTAAAACTGAGTGTGCATACTGGGAAATGGATTATCAAATTCGTTGTGAAGCACTACTAACTGAAGAATATTATAACCAATTTATTGGTGGGAAGATAAACGGAAAATGGCTGAGAAAAAAATAGAAGAGTTTGATCAAAGACGTGAAATGCTAGATGCATTAAAAACATATTTTAGTTCTAACATTACTCGTCATCGTATCAACATCGAAGTGTTGTTAAAAAATAATGTCGGAGTTGCTGAACATCCTGATATTATGCAAACAATTGAAGAGGAAATGGCGAAGTTAGCCGAGTATCATGACAAACTCGAAATGCTTCGTGTTTATTTTAAGCAATGAGTGATGATCATATAGTAGTATTCGCTTCCCGCGGATGCGGGCCATGCGCTGAGTTAGTTGATTATATTGATCAACGCGACATAAAATGTGAAGTTTTATATATCGAGGAAGATATATCCTCAGATGCAGTGCAACGAATATACCCTGATGTGACAGGCTGGCCGCATGTGCTAGTAAACAATCGCCGCGTTGGCAATTTAATTTATTATTTAGAGAGTGGTTTATAATGTTAGATGTACATCGAATTAAAAAAACGAAAGAGATCGTTTATCCTGTGGGTAAAGCCGATAATAATCATACTTTAGTTTTGTTTAGACATAAAAATCAAACTAAAGCTGGCAATTGGGGTCATATTCAAACTGTACGTGATGAAAATATAGTAAAGGATAGAGAAAATGGCTGAGATTATTAATGGCGAGTTTAAGCGCAACGAAACGAATGAAAAATCTATGGGCGGTACAGAGCAGCTTACACAGAAAGTAGCTGAACGCATCGACCAAACTCTTCTCAAAGAGTTTCAGATAGTATCATCACGTGTTAGAGAATTAGATCCTGATAAAATCAGGATATTCTGGGCGCATGATTTGCCAGGTGATCCAGAATCAGAATTTCTGACGACACCAGCAGGCAAACAGAAGTTTCATAAGTTTGTATTCGTATCGAATTGGCAGATGCAAAACTATATTGCACGTTATAGTTTACCTCACTCTAAATGTATTGTGCTCCGTAACTTTATTGATCCGTTTATTATTGAGGAAAAAGAAGATCCTCAAGATAAAATCAATTTGATCTATCATACTACCCCGCATCGCGGCCTAAATATCCTAGTACCTGTCTTCAATAAGCTATGTGAAAAGTTTGACAATCTACACCTCGATGTATTCTCTTCTTTTGCGTTGTATGGTTGGGAACAGAGAGATGCTGATTTTAAAAATATTTTTGAAGAATTAGAAAAAAATCCATGTGTTACAAATCATGGTACACAACAAAATGATGTTGTACGCGAAGCTTTAGTAAAATCACATATTTTTGCCTATCCCGCTACATGGCAAGAAACCTCTTGTCTCAGTTTGATAGAAGCAATGTCATCAAAAAATCTCTGCGTCCATTCTAATTTTGGTGGCATCTATGAGACAGCATCACATTGGACAAATATGTATCAAATGCATGAAGATCAAAATATGCATGCGTCTGCTTTCTATAATATGTTAGAAATGACTATCGAAAACTATAAGGATATGAAACCAAATGTCAATCCTTCGAAAGTATATGTTGATACATTTTATGGCTGGGAAAATAGAAAGCCCGAATGGGAAGCATTACTCAAATCTATGCTTACTATTATTGGTGATCGATCATTGCCTCAAGAAAGTACAGAGGTTTTTAATTATTCAACTGGATAAATAGACATATGAAAGATAATGTACTAACATTTCCAGTCGAAAGAACCAGGCCTCCAGCGTCTGAGATGCCGCCTGATACTTGGCACGATGACATATCGTGTGGTTTATTAGCTACAGTTATTGATTCAATGATCAATGATCATGAATTAAATTTTGACAATATAGAGTTAGTATACGAAACTTCACTCGTATATGAGGCAGTGAATTCACTAGTGATGGCAACACAACAAGAAATGCATCCATTGCAAGAATTTTCACGTGAATTATATACGAAGCATTTGGTAACAGATATATCAGAAAAACAGTTATGTTTCGATTTTTAACATGTACAAGACCACTTTTATTTGGTAGAATATACTAGTAAATAAGTGGAGTTTAACAGTGATTATTTTAGATTACAACCAAGTAGCTCTCGCTAACTTGATGGTTGGCGGACCTAAAAACATTAATGCGAATGAAGATCTATTACGGCATATGATCCTCAATTCTATTCGTATGAACAAAGTCAAGTTTGAGAAAGAGTTTGGCGAGTTAGTCATCGCATGCGACGCTACGTCTAACTGGCGTAAACAGTTCTTCCCATATTACAAAGCGAATCGCAAAAAGAATAGACAAGAATCTAATCTAGATTGGAATGAAATCTTTCGTATTCTCAATGCAGTACGTGATGAGCTTGCTGAATTCTTTCCTTACCCCACCGTCCGAGTTGAGCATGCCGAAGCAGATGATGTTATTGCTACCCTTTGTCATGAATACGGTCGCCAACTCGGCGGTGATCCTATCCTTATCCTCTCTGGCGATAAAGATTTTCAACAATTGCAAAAATATTCTAATGTAACTCAGTTCGATCCTACTCGCAAGAAGTGGATTAAGTGTAATGATCCAGAAACATTCCTAAAAGAACACATTATTAAAGGCGATACAGGTGATGGTATTCCAAATGTGTTAAGTTCTGATGATACATTTGTAGCCAATGCACGACAAAAACCATTGCGCGCAAAAAGAATTGATGAATTGTTGAACAAAGTACCAGAAGAATTGCAACATAATTATCATCGTAATCGTCTGATGATAGATTTAGATCGTGTACCACAAGATATTAAAGACGAAACAATGAAGGCAGTACGGGCACAAAGTGGTAAAACTCGTGCAAAGTTGTTTAATTATTTTATTAAATACAAACTCAAGAATTTAACCGAATGTATATCGGAGTTTTAAAATGTCAGTTAAACTAATCAGTGATATCTTTAAGGAAGTTGAGAAAACAACAGGTAGAAAGAACAAAATTGCAAAGCTGAAAGAGTATGAAAGCAATAATGTTTTCATGCAAATCTTAGAAGCTGTGTGTGACGTCAGAGTAGTCTTCGAACTACCTGAGGGAGCGCCACCGTTCGAAGTTGCTGAAGATATGATTGATAATACAGGCGGACTATATCAAGAAGTTCGTAAGATGTATATCTTTACTAAGAATCAACGCAGTGCTCAGATTCATAGCATCAAACGTGAACGTATATTCATTGAGATGTTAGAGAGTATTCACCCAGAAGATGCTAAGCTAATGCTTGGTGTCAAAGAGAAGAAATTGCCATATAAAGGCATTACATCAAAGTTAGTAGAGGAAGCATTTCCAGGTAGGTTCAAATATGAGTAAATCAAAACGAGAAAGTAACTATCGTAAAGAAGAACGTAAGTTCGAAGATGGTAGTAAGAAAGAATTTATCCATGAGTATCGTGAACATAAAGAAGAAAAATATTTAAAAAATGTTCTTAGATCTAACGATCTGGAAGCATTGTTGGAAGTTGAAGATTATAAATAAAACATGCCAACATATACATATTTTAATTCTGAATCTGGTGAAATAGAAGAACACATCCATAAAATTTCTGAGATGGATTCATTCTTAGAAATGCACCCGCACCTCACGCGGAAAATTACTAGTAATAAATCAAGTATTGTTACCGGTGTCAATCTAAGACCAGATGCCGGCTTTCGTGATGTGTTAAAATCAATCAAAAAAGCTTCTGGGAGGGGCAGTACAATAGAAACATTCTAACCCGTAAGTATAATAACAAAAACAGAGTAGGTTATATGGCACTTTCGAAGAGACAGCGTCGTTCGCTAAGAAAAAACGGTATCTTAGACTCGAACGAACACGTACCACAGAGAGGCATGAAGCTTCAGCCAATCTTTCCGAAAACTTTTGCACAACAACTGACGTTTGATGCATTCGACTCAGGAGACCACTTACTACTTCATGGAATGGCAGGTA